CTCGATTACTGAGCTGATGGAGGCTTACGAGTGGCTGACAAAAGCAGACGAGGCCAAGGCTTACAAGTCGGTGGCGCTGGATAGCATCAGCGAGATTGCCGAGGTGGTGCTGAACGCTGAGAAGAAGGCGACCAAAGACCCTCGCCAGGCTTACGGTGCGATGCAGGAGCAGATGGCCGACATCATCCGCGCCTTCCGCGACCTGCCTGGCCGCCACGTCTACATGAGCGCCAAGCTGGAGAAGACGCAGGACGAGATGGGACGGGTTCTGTACTCGCCCTCGATGCCTGGCAACAAGACCGGCCAGGCGCTGCCTTACTTCTTCGACGAGGTGCTTGCCCTGCGTGTGGAGAAGGACAGCGACGGTGCCACCCAGCGTGCCCTGATGTGCGACAGCGACGGCCTGTGGCTGGCCAAGGATCGCAGCGGCAAGCTCGATGCCTGGGAGGCACCAGACCTGAGCGCAGTCATTGCCAAGATTGGGGGCAAGGCATGAACATCCAGGAAATGATGAACACCGAGGACTTCATCAACAGTGTCAGCGACATGAATGAGCTGTCCAAGATGTGGCTGATCGCCAAGGAGAACGAGGCTGCTGCGATGGGCGACCGCCGCAAGATCGAGGACCGCATCAAGGAGTTGGCAAAGATTGCCGAAGACCTGGAAGGTACCGAGACGGTCTCGCCGGATCACTTCACCATCAAGATCGTCGGACGGATTGACCGCAAGGTCGATTCCGACAAGTTGCAGGAGCTGGCCGCTGAGGCAGGCCTGACAGAGCATCTGAGCCGCCTGTTCCGCTGGACGCCTGAGATCAACATGGCGCTGTGGAAGGCGTCTGACGAGTCCATCACCAAGCCGCTGGCCGGTGCAATCACGGCCAAGCCTGGCCGCCCTTCTTTCAAAATCACCATCAAGGAGTAATCATCATGGCTTTTCTTGGACAAATTTTCGACGCAAACGATCTGCCGCAAGGCACTGGCGGCAGCTTTGAGCCGCTTCCAGAAGGCAACTACAACGCCACCATTACGCAGGCTGAGTTGAAGGATACCAACGACAAAACAGGCCAGTACATCAAGCTGCGCCTAGACATCACTGGACCGAGCCACCAGGGTCGGGTGATCTTCTCGAACCTCAACATCAAGAACCCGAGTGCCAAGGCCGAGGAAATTGGCCGCCAGCAGCTTGGCGACATCATGCGTGCGGTTGGCCTGGCTAAGGTGACCGACACCGATCAGCTCATTGGCGCAAACGTCAACATCAAGCTGACCATTCGCTCAGCACGCACCGATGAGAAAACCGGCAAGACCTACGAGGCCAGCAACGAGGTCAAGGGTTACCGTGCGATCAACGGTGCAGCAGCACCAGCGTTTAAGTCTGCAGCACCTGCAGCAGCTCCAGCAGCATCGTCTGCACCGGCCAAGGCCTCACCTCCTTGGGTGAAGAAGTAAGCAAAGAAAAGCCCCAGCCTCGCATGAGGCTTGGGGCAATGGCAACCAACTAAAGGAGGCGGGAACCATGAAGATACCCGAGTCAGAGCATACCATCCAGGCGCTGATTGACAAGGCGCACGAAGCAAAGGCCGAGCCACCAAGAGGCCACATGGGCTGCAGCCAGCTTGGCCACCCTTGCGACCGATGGCTGTGGCTGTCATTTCGCTGGGCTGTGCAGCCCAAGTTCCCTGGCCGAATCTTGCGTTTGTTCCGCAGGGGACAGCTCGAGGAGGCCAACATCATCAGCGACCTCAGAGCCATTGGCATGGACATCCGCAGCACATCCGGCAAGCAGACCAAGGTAGACCTGGGCTGCCATGTGTCCGGCAGCCTGGACGCCATCATTGAGTCAGGCGTGCCAGAAGCGCCAAAGAAGCGCCATGTGGCCGAGTTCAAGACGCACAGCAAGAAGTCATTCGACGACCTGCTCAAGGCTGGCGCAGTGGCCAGTGCCAAGCCTGAGCATTTTGTCCAGATGCAGCTCTACATGCACGGCACCGAGATTGATCGAGCCTTGTACGTGGCTGTCTGCAAGGACGATGACCGCATCTACACCGAGCGAGTGCGTTATGAGAAGGATGTTGCCGAGAGGTACATCAGGCGTGGTTACTACCTGGCGCTTGAAGACCGCATGCCTCCACCGATCAGCACAGACCCGAGCTGGTATCAGTGCAAGTTCTGCGATGCACATGATTTCTGCCACCAGAGCAAGACCACCAAGCACGTGAACTGCCGCACCTGTGCCCACAGCACGGCCAAGTCGGACAGCACCTGGCACTGCGCCAAGTGGGACGACACGATACCGCTGGAGGCGCAGCGCACTGGCTGCGAAAGCCATGTCCTGCATCCCGATCTGGTGCCTTGGCAGCGTAAGGACGGGCCGGACGAGTGGACGGCTGTGTATGTGGTCGGTGGCGTGACCATTGCCAACGGTGATCCAGAGCAAGATGGTGTCTACAGCTCCAAGGAGCTGCTGGCCAATGCCGCTGCCTGCGCCAGTGGTGATGAGTTTATTGCCGAGATGCGCAAGGACTTTGGCGGGAGGATTGTCAGATGAGCAAGATTCGCATTGACAAAGGAATTCCTATGCCACGCAAATTTCCATTTGAAGAGATGGAGGTGGGCGACAGCTTCGTTGTGCCACCAGACACCCATAGAACAACCGTGAACATCGCCGCAAAACGGTTCGGCGACAAGCACAACATGAAGTTCGCTACGCGAACGATGCCAGATCGAACTTTGCGCTGCTGGAGGATTGCATGAACAACCCGTTTGACCTAAAAACATACAAGCCGCAGGTCAGCATGGCCGACATTGAACGCGCCAGGAAAAGTGCGTACCAACAGACCCGTGTGGTCAACGATCAACGCAAGCAAGGCGTCGAGCCAAGCAAGCCATACGCGAAGCGCAATAAGGCCCACCTTGCCGGTGTGCCGCAAGAGTACACGCTCGATATGCCGGTGATGCCGCTGCACGACAGGAGCGAAGCAAGAAAGAGGAGGCAAGCGAAATGACCGACAGAGACCTGATGCATCAGGCGCTGGAGGCGCTGGAGCTGCTTGCTAGGTATGAACACCCGTTGACAAAGATACAGGTTCGCAAACCCCGAGATGGTGGATCGATAGTGACTGTGTACCCTCATCAAGTGGCAACTGATGCGGCGGAACTATTGCGCGAGAGGCTGGCGCAGCCAGAGCGCACATGGGTCAAGCTGACGGCTGAGGAAAAGGCAGAAATCTGGTCGCTCCATGAAACAGCGATGGTTGTGACCGCAACCGAAGCCAAACTCAAGGAGAAGAACACATGAACCAATGTCCTAAATGCGGAAAGGTGTCTGAGATGCAGTCCAGCATTTTGCCGGGGTGTATGTGTGAGTGGTCGGGTATTTTTGACCCGCAAGCCATGAAAGAGGGCAAAGACTTCACGATCAGCAAGCCGTGGGTGGGGCTTACGGATGAGGAAATTGACGCCTTGCCATTTCCGACCCCAGAAACCGAAAGGCTTGTGGCCGCCGCCTACGTAGCGGGTGCTGCTGACGAGCGAGAGGCGATGGCGAAAGACTGGGAAGCCAGACACGGCTATGACAAGCACGGTGTAGCTGCTGCCATCCGAGCAAGGGGGCAAGACCCGATGCCGCTGTTCGACGACTGGGGCAAGGACTGGAAGAAGTGATGCTGAGAGACTATCAACAGCGCACCATAGACCAGCTTTATGCCTGGTTCGAGGCTGGCCATCAAGGCAACCCATGCCTGGTGCTGCCGACCGGATCAGGCAAGAGCCACATCGTGGCCGCCCTGTGCAAGGACGCCTTGCAGAACTGGCCTGAGACACAGATTCTGATGCTGACCCATGTCAAGGAGTTGATTGAGCAGAACGCCGAGAAGATGCGACTGCACTGGCCTGGCGCTCCGATGGGCATCTACAGCGCCAGCATTGGCAAGAAGCAGCTCGGTGAGCCGATCACCTTTGCAGGCATCCAGTCGGTGCGTAGCAAGGCCAAGGAGCTGGGCCACATCGACCTGGTGATCATTGACGAGTGCCACCTGGTCAACCACAAGGACGAGGGTGGATACCGCAAGTTGCTGACAGAGTTAAAGGCCATCAATCCTGCGCTGCGGGTGGTGGGTTTGACGGCAACGCCTTACCGCCTGGGGCATGGCCTGATCACCGACAAGCCTGCGCTTTTTGATGCCCTGATTGAGCCTGTGACCATTGAGGAGCTTATCTTCAAGGGTTACCTGGCAACCCTGCGCAGCAAGGTTACCAAGGCCAAGTTGGACACCACTGGCGTGCATAAACGTGGCGGGGAGTTCATCGAGGCCGAACTGCAGGCAGCAGTCGATACCGACGACAACAATCAGCGGGTGGTGCGCGAGGTGATTGATCTGGCAGGCGACCGCAAGGCCTGGCTGGTGTTCTGTACAGGCGTCAAGCACGCACATCACGTAGCCGAAGTCCTACAACAGCACGGCATTGCCGCTGACTGCGTGACGGGTGAAACGCCGAAGAAGGAACGCGAGAGAATGCTGGCCGACTTCAAGGCTGGCCGCTTGCGTGCGCTGACCAATGCCAATGTGCTGACCACTGGCTTTGACTACCCAGATATAGACCTGATCGCCATGCTGCGCCCGACCATGAGCGCCAGCCTGTATGTCCAGATGGCAGGCCGAGGCATGCGTGTCAAGAGCCACACCGACCACTGCCTAGTGCTGGACTTCGCTGGCGTGGTGGCCACGCACGGTCCGATCACGGCTGTGCAGCCTCCCAAGAAGGCCGGAGACGGCAACGGTGAAGCGCCAGTGAAGGTCTGCGACAACTGCGGTGAGCTGTGCGCCATCTCGGTGGCCAACTGCCCTGCCTGTGGCCATGCATTCCCAGAGCCTGAGCGCAAGAAGCTGGAGCTGCGCGACGACGACATCATGGGCCTGGAAGGCAAAGACCTCGAGGTGACGAGCTGGAACTGGCGCAGGCATATCAGCAAGGCCAGTGGCAAGGAGATGCTGTCTTGCACCTACTATGGCAGCCTGTCCGACAGACCGATCACCGAGTATTTGCCGGTGCTGCACGATGGGTATGCAGGTGACAAGGCCATGCGCCAACTGCTGAATATGGCCACCTCATCAGGTGCCAATCTGTCAGAGGTTGGCCGCATGGAAGGCAGCGAAGGGCTGGAGTACTTGGCTGTGCAGATGAGCAACAGCCAGCCGCCAAGCAGCATTGAGTACAAGATGGACGGGAAGTTTCACAGGGTACTCAAAAGGAGCTGGACATGAGAGGCCGCGCCCTGCCGCACTATGGCAAGCTGGGTGTGGCCAGCCTGTCCAGCGAGGTCAAGGCCATCTGGTACAGCCGGCACATCGAGCCAGAGCCATGCGAGCCGATTGATTTCTGGTGGCCGACTCAGACTGATCCAAATTTAGAGCTGGCGCAGGACTTTGCACGCAGGCTTGTAGCCATCACACCGCTGACTGAGCAGGAGGAGCAGGCTGTCATCCTATGCATTCTGGAAAACTGCACGCTGCGCGAGGCAGGCGAGGTGATGGGTCGCACGCAGGAGCGTGTAAGACAGATTCTGATGAAGGCGCTGCGCAGATTCCGCAAGCACCAGTCAGAGCTGACTGGAGTGTCGATGTGGGAAATTGACGACCGGGTGATGCCCTGGTTTTGGTGGAAGCATGAACAAAGGAGAAAGACATGAGTAATATCACCGCCCTGCGTGGCTATTCTGTTCCAACCAATGAGCCAAACGAAGGCTTGATTGCTGCGCTCAAGGATATATTGGCTGATGCTGAATCAGGACGGCTGCAGTCATTTTTTGCTGCTGGCTTTCTGAGTGATGGATTGCGCATGTCATGTGTGCTTGGTCAGCATTGCAATGTCTACGAGGTCATTGGCTCGATTGAGATGCTGAAGATCGACTACATCAACAACCACACTGAAAGCCTATGACAACCAGACCACCAGCACCTGAATCTGTAGTTCAGTGGCGCAAACAACTGCATGTCTTGCCGCCGAAGTGTTGCCATACCTGCGACAAATTCAGCGAGTCCGGCAATTGCCGGGAGTTCGACATGAGGCCTCCAGATGACTTCGTTAGCACTGTCGATGCCTGTGAGCAATGGGTAGACGAAATCCCTTTTTGATGCATGACCATGACACCATTCAAGGCCTGGATCATCAAGCTGCCCAATGGCGCAGTTTTGCGCAACGACAAAATCCCTGAGCTGTTCCGCACACGCGAGTCAGCGCAGCGGGTGGCTCAAGACGTAGAAGGCACGGTCCATCAGGTGACCGTGAAGATCAATGATTGACCGCATCCCGACCGAACATGAGGAGCAGCGAGAGCTGGTGCGCTGGTTTCGCCAGACCTGGCCAGCCGTGCGCATCTTTGCCATCCCCAACGGTGGCGCACGCAGCAAGGCCACTGCTGGCCGCCTGAAGGCCGAAGGCGTAGCCTCTGGCGTGCCTGATCTTTTCATCCCTGCCTGGAGGCTTTGGGTGGAGATGAAGCGAACCAAAGGCGGCAGCCTGAGTGCTGAGCAGAAAGACTGGATCAAGTATCTGGAAAGTGTGGAATTCTGTTGTATAGTGGGAAAAGGTGCTGACGATGCCAAGAGGCAGATCAGCGCCTTTTTCACCACCAACCAAGGAACTCAATGAGCACTCGCATCTACCTGGTCACGGACATCGAGACCAACAAGCACCGCCTGATCCGCGCTGCCAACCAGGCGCAGGCCATCCGGCATGCTGCCCAGACCCGATTCGACATCGAGGTGGCAGGCCAGGACGACCTGGTCAGCCTGCTGACGCATGGCGTGCCTGTCGAGCTGGCCACCGGCCAGGCCATAGCCGATATGTTCGAGGAGGCCGCGATGGTCAATGCTGGAGGGACTGACTGATGGCCAAGTTTCGCAAGAAGCCTGTAGTCGTCGAGGCCACGCAGTGGTTCAAGAGAGGCGATCACCCGCTGGACTACAGCAAGACACATGATGGATTTGCTGGTGGCGAACTGGTCACATTCTCACCAGAGTACCGCAAGCAGATGCAATGGGAAGGCGACATCGTGCGCTACTACCGCACGCCGGACGTTGACGGCCAAACTGTGTGCAAGCACTGCGGGGACATCATGCACAACCACGGCTGGATCGACACGCTGGAGGGTGGACACATCGTCTGCCCAGGCGACTGGATCATCACCGGCGTCAAGGGTGAGCACTATCCATGCAAGCCTGACATTTTTGCTGCGACCTACGATGAGGTGACCGACTGATGAAAGCGCCGACCACTCCAAAGTCGTCGGCCTCGGCCGTCAAGGACCGATACCTGACGATCCGCGTGCCGCCAGAGGTCGAGCTGGCGCTGCGCCGCCAGGCTGACGCTGACACCAGGACGCTGGCCGCCCAGGTGCTGCACTACATCAAGCAGGGGCTGGCCAAGAGCCAGG